TGCTTGGGGGTTTCTCAACAGCACCGACTAAAGAAGAAGGCGCAGCCATCTCTTTTGACGATGCTCAAGAGACATTCACAGCACGGTACACACACGAGACAATCGCTTTGGCGTTCTCAATTACTGAGGAAGCCATTGAGGATAATCTGTATGACCGTCTGGCATCTCGCTACACCAAGGCTCTGGCCCGTTCAATGGCTCAGACCAAGCAGATTAAAGCTGCGGCTATTCTGAACAATGCGTTCAGCACAGGCGCTTCTGCAATCGGCGATGGTGCAGCACTTTGCTCTTCATCACACCCATCTCTCTCAGGTAACCAGCGTAACTTGCTGTCAACCGCTGCTGACTTGAATGAAACTTCACTTGAGCAGATGTTGATTGATATCGCCGGTTTGACTGATGAGCGTGGTCTCAAGATTGCAGTTCGTGGAATGAAGCTTATCATTCCAAAAGAGTTGCAGTTCATTGCAGAGCGTGTGATTAACTCAAACTTGCGTTCAGCAACGGCTGATAACGACGCAAACGCTATCAAGAACATGGGTATGCTGCCTGAAGGTGCAGTCGTAAACCACTTCTTGACAGATACGGATGCGTTCTTCATCAAGACCGATGCTCCAAACGGTTTCAAATACTTCAACCGTTCTCCAATCAAAACTGCAATGGAAGGTGACTTTGACACCGGCAACATGCGGTTTAAGGCCCGTGAGCGTTACAGCTTCGGTGTTTCTGATTGGCGTTGTGTGTTTGGTACACCGGGCGCAGCGTAACAACCTCTTTTCCCGTAGAGGTTTTAAAAGGGCGGCTTCACAGTCGCCCTTTTTTGTTGTATGGTTATTTTATCCTGACAGCCCACAGGGGGCTGACACTAGCCAAGACAGGAGAAACTCATGGCTACAACTACTTTTTCGGGCTCCGTCCGTTCAAAAGCAGGTTTTAAAGTAATTAACGAGGGCTCCGGCACTGGTGCGATTACAGAAACAGGCTTTTCTGTAAATTCAACAGGTCAGTTGATTTCTTTAGGAACAAGAAAAATCCAAACTTTTGTAGGATCGCTGGCAGGCACAGACACCAGTTCAGCGTATGCCGACGGTGATGTTCTTGTTGAGTTGGGAACTCTTAACACAGATCACCCAGATGCATTGGTAACAGCGTCAAAGTTTTTCATTCACAAAGCTGTGATTGGTATCACCACCGCTGCTGGCCAAACTTTGGCCGGATCTTTGCAGTTGAGTGCTACGAGTGGCACCGCAACTAACGCAGCGGTTTCGTCTGGCACAGAGATTGTTGGAGCAGGTGTAGCAGCCTTTTCACCAACATTATCTGCGGCATTGTCCATAACTGAGATTGATATTAATTTCAATAACTCAGCCGGTAATTATCATGTGTTTGAACCAAATGTTACTGCTCCGATTGCAAGCACTCATTTGTATGCTGCGGCCACAACCACGCTAAACGCAGACGCAACAGCAGGCAGATTTACGGTTGAACTAGAATACTCTGTATTCTAATGAACGAGGGGGTTCACGCCCCCTCCTTTCATAAAGGAGTTTTAAATGTCAACCACAGTTGTAACTGCAAAATTCATAAGCGATGAGAACGCTTCTGATGATGACCGCATTGTTACTGCGGCGCGGCCAGATACTTCAGCCACACTTGCCAATACAACCTTCGCTGGCGGGGGTGCTAGAAACATCATTGTGACCACGACAGGCACGGGTGATAACGGCAAAACCACCACGATTACTGGCACAGATGTCTTTGGGGATACCCTAACAGAAACCATCACCTCAACGGGTAGCGCAGAGGCGGTAGCCGGTGAGAAGCTGTTTTTGACTGTTACCGCGGTAGAGTGTTCTGCCAAGTATGCAGCCAATATTAAAGTTGGCTCTGGAGATCTTTGTGCAGAGGCCATCCAAGGCAACAATCGCATTCGTCTGAAAGGTTTTTCTATCGTTTCTGGGGGCACGGCGGGTGTCGTGGACTTCTTTAACGGAACACCAGAATCTGGCACTGCGTTGTTTAAGTCGCGAACTATTGGCACGGATAATACTACCGTAGATAGGACAATACCTGACCAAGGGGTTTTGTTTGATAACGGTATGTCCGTTAAATACACCATAGCCACCATTGATATGATGACTTTCTTCCATGGCTAGGAAGAAGGACAAGCAGCCGCCTAAAACTAAAAAGTATTTCCGTTCCACAAAGTCTGGTGCGGGAATGACAAAAGCCGGTGTGGAGCGTTATCGCAGAGAAAACCCCGGCAGTAAGTTGAAGACGGCTGTCACCGGCAAGGTGAAAAAGGGCAGTAAGGATGCAAAGCGGCGCAAGTCATTTTGCGCTAGATCTGCTGGGCAGATGAAGAAATTTCCGAAGGCGGCTAAGAATCCAAATAGTCGTCTGCGGCAAGCTAGAAGAAGGTGGAAGTGCTAATGAAGGCCGACGACGTACTTAAACTTTTGGAAAAGCACGAAGAGGAGTGCAATGGCCGGTATGCTCAGATACAGAAACAACTAGATAAGTTGGATCAAAGGCTTTGGGGCATAGCCGGATTAATTGTTGCAGCCGCAGTCGTGCAGAAAGTGTTTTAGATGACCAGTGCAGTAAGAATAGGGGCCGCGGCCTGTCCTGTGCCGAAACGCGCTACAAATGGCGCTGTTCGCATGAAAAAAGGAGGGAAGGTGAAAAGTGGTGGTAAGATTTGCCCCGAAGGCAAGGCTTGGGCTAAACGCACCTTTGACACGTACCCGTCAGCGTATGCAAACTTGGCCGCTTCAAAATACTGTAAAGACCCAAACTACGCCAAAAAGTCAAAAGGTGGCAAAAGAAAGGGTAAGTAATGGGCCAGCTAAAACAGTGGTTGAAACAAGATTGGGTAAGGATTGGATCTGATGGCTCTATCAAAGGCCCATGTGGTACTTCAAAAGATAAGAAAAACCCTGATCGTTGCTTGCCTAGATCTAAAGCTAATAGTTTATCCAAAAGTGAACGCGCTACGACAGCGCGTAAAAAGAAAAAAGCAGGCGCTAAAGGAAAGACTACAGTCGCTAATACAAAAGCTGCAAAGGTAACAGGTTTAAAGAATGGTGGGGCCGTGACAAAGCCCAAACGACCATTTAAAGGTAAAAGAATTGCGGGGACCGCAGTAGCACGAGGTTGTGGTGCTGTAATGGCTAACCGTAGGAAAAGAACCAAGGGTTCTGTAAGCCAAGCATAGGAGCGAAAAATGGCAAAAGAATTTATGACAATGGATGAATATGCATCTAGCCTTGTAGGTAACGTAGCACCTACCATGAAGAAAAAAGGCATGGCCAAGGGCGGTAAAGTCCAAAAGATGGCTGCCGGTGGACCTGCGAAGAAGAAGGGCTATGCTAAAGGCGGTAAAGTCCAAAAGATGGCCAACGGCGGCATGATGAAGAAAAAAGGTTACGCTAAAGGTGGCAAGGTTCAAAAGATGGCCAACGGCGGCATGATGAAGAAGAAGGGTATGGCCAAGGGCGGCAAGGTATAAGACCTTGCCCTACCTTCAAAGTAATATTCCGCACTTCAAGTGTTGGGTGCGGAGAGAGTATACGTGTAACCATTCTGATTATCATGGCGAGTTTCTTCACGCCATGGCGATTGCGGTTACTACGATGCCCAGCCGGTGTTTAAGTTTTCAGATGATATTCACCGGCTGTGAGACCGACGGCACAGAGGAGCAGAATGTGCACGGGGGAGCGATGTGGGCCAGAATGCCTATAACTGCACTTGTCGGAGACACGCCTTTTGAAGAATGGCCAGAACCTATGCCTGTCCATTTGGCGCAACCTTGGGACTGCATGTCCCATACACACGCAGTTTATCGTTTAGATCGTGCTCATCCGTGCCCTTGGATAGCCAAAATAGGGCCTGAGTTTTATCCGGCCAAATACTATTTTACGGTGGACTATACGGAGAGTGAGATCGCTGATGACCCGGCGCAGCATAAGCAGAGTCACGTTTTAGAGCTTTTGGATGCTGGTCCGTACACGGGTAACATTGTTGCTTTGCCTAATAATCGTGTCCGAGTTACACACCCTGCATGGTTTGAGACCGGACAAGGTGCGCCTGATTTCTTACCGTCTCAGCATATACACTATTCAAAATCAGATTTAGACTATACAATGGACGTAAATCAGATATTCGACAATCTATATGCGAAAGATAAGTAATGGCTGTTTCTGGAAGCGTAAACTTTGAATTAGACGTATCAGATTATGTGGAAGAGGCTTTTGAGCGTTGCGGCTTAGAAGTTAGAACAGGGTATGACCTTGTAACTGCCAGAAGATCTTTGAATATAATGCTGGCAGAGTGGGCTAACCGTGGTCTTAATCAGTGGACAATTACACAGCGCACACAAGCTTTGACCTCTGGGACAAGAACATATGCTTTATCAGCAGATGTAATTGATATACTAAGCGCTGTAGTGACTCGCAGTAGCACCGACTTTTCTTTAACAAGGGTCAGTCGTGACGATGATCTAAACATCCCAAACAAAGCTACTACTGGTAGACCCACGCAGTTTTTCTTGGATAGACAAGTAACACCAAGTCTACGTTTATGGCCGACCCCAGAAAATAGCACGGATGTTGTTGTTTATAACGCTTTGACACGCATAGATGATGCAGACACAGCCATAAACACATTAGATGTACCTTTTAGATTTTATCCCTGTTTGGCTGCCGGTCTGGCTTATTACCTATCTATTAAAAGAGCTCCTAATCGAACTCAAATGCTTAAAGCCATGTACGAGGAAGAGTTTGAAAGAGCTATGGGTGAGGATAGAGACCGGTCTAGCTTTACGGTAACGCCAGAGTACGCATACTTTAGGACAAACTAATGCCTAGATACGCTACAGGAAAAAATTCTTACGCTATTTCAGATAGATCTGGGATGAAGTATCGTTATAAAGACATGCGTAAAGAATGGAATGGGGCGTTAGTTGGAAAAGATGAGTTTGAAAGAAAACATCCTCAATTAGGTCCATTCAGAAAAATATATGACCCACAAACTTTAAAAGAAGCACGTCCTGACACTAATAATATTTTTAACACGACAGTAAAATTCCCTATATTTAGTACTGTAGATATAGAGTACAAACGAGTACCACAAGCAGAGGCTGTATTGGGAACTGTGACAGTGAGCGTAACATGAGCTTTACATACACTACATTAAAGTCTGCGATAAAAGACTATACAGAAAACCAAGAGACTACTTTTGTCTCTCACCTTGTTGATTTTATTAAAGCAGCCGAAGAACGTATATTTAAAAGCGTTGATTTGGAATTTTTTCGTAAAAATGCGACTGGAACCACAACTTCCGGAAACCAGTTTTTAGCGGTGCCCGATGACTATTTGGCTTCGTTCAGTTTATCCTTAGAAAGCTCTAGTAATAAAACCTTTTTGTTAATCAAAGATGTTAACTTCTTACAGGAGTATAATCCAAATTCAGCTACCACCGGTCTTCCTAAATATTATGGTGTGTACGATTATCAAAATTTTTTATTAGCTCCCACTCCAGATGCTGATTACACAGCGGAGCTTCATTACTATTATAGGCCAACAAGTTTAACTCAAAGTCAGTTTTTACTAACGGTTAGCAGCGTAAGCGGGACTTTTGTAGCGGGAGAAACAATTACGGGTGGGACCAGCGGTGCAAATACAACAATAGCGTCTATTGCTAGCGCTACGACTTTTAACATTGTTATACCAAGCACAGATTTAACTGTGGGAGAAACAGTCACTGGGGCAACCAGTGGGGCTACGGGAACGGTAGTTTCTACTTCGGCAGACGCTACTACGACCTTTTTAAGTGTTAATGCCCCTAACGCTTTACTATATGGCAGTTTGATTGAAGCATATACTTATATGAAGGGTGAAGCTGACGTTATGAAAATGTACAGTGAGCGCTTTGTAGAGTCTTTGGTTAGATTGAAGGATCTTGGGGAAGCTAGAGAAAACGATGATGCAAACAGACAGGGGCTACCAAGAAGGGCCCGTACATGAAAGTTGCCATCGTTGGCTTGGGCGGCAGTTATGCCGACTACATAGCCGCAAGAGTTGCCTCGCAAACTTTTGATGAAGTTTGGGGAATTAATTGTATCGGAGGTATTATACACGTCGATAAGACGTTTATGATGGACCCCGTTTCTCGTTTTTTAGATACTGAAAACGCTGGTTCTCAAACCGGAATAGCTAGAGAGTTTTTACGTAAAAATAAAAACCCAATATACTCGTGCCAAGAACATAGTGATTTTCCAGCCATAAAACTCTACCCGCTTGAAAAAGTTGTAAAATCAACAGGTTACTGTTACTTTAACAATACAGTGGCCTACGCGGTAGCATATGCTATTTGGAAAAAAGCAACAAAGATTTGTCTGTACGGTATTGATTTTACATATAAAAACGTAAACATGGCTGAGTCAGGAAGAGCTTGTGTAGAGTTTTGGTGTGCTATTGCCGCGTCAAAAGGCATAAAACTGGAGATAGCTCACCGTTCCGGGTTGTTAGACACAAATGTCCCAGATAATGAAAAACTTTATGGCTACCATAGGTTAGATGACCCTCTAGTTCAAACAATCGAAGGGGGCAACATATTAATAACAAAGCAGTCTGATATAAGACCGCCAGAACCGGTAGAATCAAATCCGGTTATTTTTGGGAGACATGATCATGTTTGAGGTTAACGTAGCATCCGTAGGGTCTGTTAAGATAGTATCCTCTGATAACGGTGGCTTATCTAACGACCAAATAGCTGATATGGCAGCCGATAAGATAATATATATATCCGATGAAGCCCCTGAACCAATTAGATTGCAGGCAGAAGCTTTTAAGGATCGTGTTAGAAATTTAGTGCAATATTATGTAGAGTTGGCTAGAAAAGAAGAACGTGCTACAATTTGTGCGAAGGTCCGTGAAGCGGGTCAACATCAACTAGCTGACGCTATAGGGAGACTATGATGGCAATAGCACAAGCAATGTGTACCGCATTCAAACAAGAGTTGATGTTGGGCACACACAATTTCGCAACAAACGGCAACGCCTTTAAACTGGCTTTATACGCAGAAGGCAGTGGCGGAAAGTCTAGCACTACTGCTACTTTGGGGGCGACAACCACTGCATTTACCACAACAGGAGAGGTGGCTTCCAGTGGCACATATGCAACAGGTGGTGGCACACTTACAAAAGTTGCGCCAACTACTTCCGGCACCACTGCGTTTACCGATTTTGCGGATCTTAGCTTTACCACAGCAACGATCACTGCAATGGGCGCTTTGATATACAATAGCACCAACAGCAATAAAGCTGTGGCTGTGTTGGATTTTACATCTAACAAAACCTCAACTTCCGGCACCTTTACCATTCAGTTTCCAACAGCCGATGCAAGCAACGCTATTATTCGTATAGCGTAACGGAGTGACACGGTGACTATATCGGGATGGGGTAGAGGCACTTGGGGCGAAGGTGCTTGGAACCAAGCCATACCCATCTCTGTCACGGGTGTGTCGGCTACAGCCTCCGCTGGCACTGTAACACCAGTAGGATCTGCTCTGCACGCACCCACGGGAGTCGCAGCCACCGGAGCCGTAGGAAACCCAGCCTTAACAGGTACAGCCCTTTTTTCAATCACAGGTGTAGCAGGAACTTCTGCTCTTGGCGATGAACAGACCAACGCCGGAGCAAGGGTGATAGGTGTTGGTGCTGTAGCCACCGTAAGTCTGGGTGAGGAGGGCGTTAGTGGAGCTTCACTTTTGTCCCTTACAGGGGTAGAAGGAACGGCTGCACTAAGCACCGGAACGGTTACTTTCCCACTATCAATAGGAGTTTTTCCAACAGGGGTTACAGCGACAGGAAATACTGGTATAGTCCTTATTTATACAGAGATTGTAGCAGCGCAAACTCCAAATTGGGGTGTTGTAACAGGGGCTACGACAAATTGGGGCGACGTAGCGCCGTCACAGACGCCCTCTTGGACGGATCAGGCAGCATAGGAGCAGTATATGGCAAGCTCGTTTAGTACAAACCTTGGCATAGAAAAACCAGCTACAGGTGAACTTTCTGGTAGTTGGGGTGACGTTACCAACTTTAACTTTGATATATTTGATAGAATAACTGGTGCCACAGATCTAACCGCTTCAGATCTTACAACAGATCTAACTATAAGATTAGGCTCTCCAACCTCTGGATCTAGTAATGTTCAGACCGGAATGTTTTCTGTAATTAATCTGAAAGACAGCGGCTCTGATCTTGGTGGCACAAATGTTGTAACAATCGCTCCAAATACAGCAACAAAGTTTTTCATTATAAAAAATTCTTTGTCTGGTAGCCGAGCAGCTACTATAAAACAAGGAACAGGAGCTACAGTGTCTATACCAAACGGTACATCTGACATTGTGTTCTGTGATGGTGCAGGATCAGGGGCGGCAGTCACTGGACTTGCTACATCTTTTAACGTAGGTAGTAGTGCAGAGGTCGCTGGTACAGCTACTGCTTTAGCCATAGCTTTAGGATAGGAGTTAAAAATGGCAAATGATGCTTCCGCAACAATACAGGCGACAGTTTTGCCAGACGAGATTGCTAAGACCTTTTCGGCAAGTATGACTGTCACTCCTGATGACGCCAACGATAAGTGGTATTACAAAAAGACTAGCGTCTCTAACTCAAGCACAGACTTAATCGCTGGTAATTATACAGATTACACCGCAGTTGACGATGACACGGCACCTACTGCCGTTGCTACAGGTGACAAAGTAAAGTTTTTGTTCATAAAAAACGTCGACACCAACAGCCGCAGCATTTACATAGTCTTGGACGCAGGCACCGCATCTTCTAGTGCAACTGACGGTATTACGATTGGCCCAAGTGAAGCTTTCGTGGCCAGACTGCCAAACACAACTGTAGCGGATATACACGCTATCTCATCTGCATCAACAGCCGAAGTCATAGTATGTGCTTTACTAGATGATGTAGCGTAGGAGTAAAACATGGCTAATACCTTTAAAAATAAGGTGTTCAACGGTGGATCAGCCAGTGCCAACTCAGACATGGCTGTTTACACCGTGCCAAGTTCTACCACTACCGTTGTTATTGGTCTGACTCTGGCGAACACCTCATCTTCTCAAATCACCGCTGACATAAAGCTAAACGCTGGCGATATGGTGTTTCTGGCAAAAGACATACCGATTCCTTCGGCATCTAGTTTTGAATATATGGCAGGCAACAAGATTGTCATGGAGACAGGGCATAGCTTGATTGTGCAAAGCGACACGGCAAACAGCTTGGATACTGTAGCGAGTATAATGGAGATCACCTGATGCCTTTTCTTGGTAATCCAGTAGTATCTAGTTTTCAGGCCAGACCTACAAGGCAGGAGTTTAGTGGTGATGGAAGCACCACTACATTTACTCTCAACCAGACGGTTCGTGCAGAAGATATAGTCGTTTCCGTAGATGGGGTGGTTCAAGAGCCTACTGGTTCGTATACCGTACCTGATGGCACTACTTTAACTTTTAGTGCCGCGCCATCAAGTAATTCTGGCAACAACATCTTTGTTATGTACATGGGTGTGTCTTCTGGGTCTATTTCACCTGCCGCAGAAAATAGAGGCAACTTTAAGTCTGGCGGTATCTTCCGCACAAATAATCAAAGCCTGACTGTAGACACCACTATCCTAGCCACAGAGAACGCCAACGTAACTGGTCCGTTTACTGTGGCTAGTGGTGTTACATTAACCGTTGAAAGCGGTGGGACATTGGTGACGCTATGAGTACATTAAAAGCAGATACCATTCAGAGTACAGGCGGTGGTGCGGCTACGCTGACTAAGCAGAGTGCGGCAAAAGCGTGGAATCATTTTGATGGTACAGGTACTGTTGCTATAGATAATTCGTTCAACGTCAGTTCTTTAGTAGATTCCTCTACAGGTCAATATGCTAGTGCTTTCACTAATAATATGTCATCAACACAATACCCAAACACAGGTCATTCAAGGCATGATGGTGGTGTTAATGCTTTGTTTTCTACCTCTAACAAAGACCTTTATCCACCAATTACAAGCAGTTGCGGAATAGATAGTTTTTCTTCTGATGGAAATCAAACAGGTACAGATAGTGACCAGATGTCACAAGTTATTCACGGAGACCTAGCATGAGTGAGATATTAGTAAACAAACTCACTGGCAAGACCACTGCTAAGACTGTCACCGTGACTGTTGGTGCTAGTGCCACGCAATCTTTGGAACAGGGGTTGGCAAAGGCGTGGAATATAGCAAGCAACAGTGCTTCACTTATTGATTCGCTTAACACATCATCTGGAACAGATAATGGTACAGGAGACTATACTTATAATCTCACTAATAATACGACAGGGGGAAACTATGTTGTTCACGCTACAATCGCACAAAGCAACACAGGAAGTACACATAATGATTCAGCGGCAAGTAGTAACTATCGGGTGAGTTATACAGATGCCGCATTTAACAGGGCAGATAGGGTAAATAACTCGTCAGCACACGGAGACCTCGCATAATGGCTGGTAAAATTGTAGCAGATACGCTGGAACACAGCACCGCTGGGTCAATCGCCACGAACTATGTCGTCGAGGGCAGTGCGAAGGTGTATTCTCTGTGGGATATGGCAGACTTGTCTGGCACTGGCGGCACAACAGGCATTGACACATCTTTTAATGTTAGTTCAATGGACGATGATGGGGCTGGTGATTTTGGGATAAATTTTACCAACAGTTTTTCTTCTGTAAATTATACAGCTACGTCTGCGACTAGCGGTGGTGCAAGAAGAGTTCTTACAAGAAGCGGAACAGTAACAGCGTCTGCTATGGATGGTTTGACAAGAAATGACTCCAATTCAAATTCGGATGCTTCGGGTTGTTCAGTAACAATTCACGGAGACTTAGCCTAATGACCCAGACACCAGAATTTCAAGGCACACACCTATTTGACAGACTATGCTGGGCAAAAGAAAACCTAGAGGGTCATCAGTCAGACTATCGTGTGGTCTATGAAGATAGCGTAGATGAGTGCGCTAAGATACTTGTGCCTGACCCTAACTGGATGGCTTGTGCGCTACAGGGCGGTATCCTGCCGCCAGTGCAAGTATACTGGGAACTAGCTAAAGATGAGGCACAGCCCGACTTTAAAAAGCACACACGAGGCTACCTGCTTCACCAGACTGAACCTGTTGGTCCGATGACCGAAGAAGAAGCAATTGAATATCTAATCCAGAAAGATGTGCCACAACACGTTTGGCGTGAGTGGGATAGCGGAAATAAACCAAAACTGGTAATATGCCGCAAGGAACAGCTTCCAGCGACAAGAGAGTGGCGCAATGCTTGGAAGATTAGTGAAGAACTAGCCACTGATGAAACCGTAGCCGCATAGGAGAAACCTCATGGCACCAACAACATATATCGTAGATAAGGACGGTAATCAGATTGATGCTTCAACCGCTACCGTTCCATCAGACCGTCATTTCAGAGGCGCATGGACTTTGAGTGGCAGTGTCATTTCAGAAGATATGACCAAAGCAAAAGAAATCTTCAAGGACAAAATCCGTGAAGTTCGCGCACCACTGCTAGAGGCAGAGGATGTCGTGTACATGAAGGCTCTTGAAGCTGATGATGCAGATGCTAAAGCAGCATCAGTAACCAAGAAGACTAATCTTCGTAATGCACCAGCCGCATCTGCAATTACAAGTGCATCAAGCATTTCTGCACTGAAGGCAGCTTGGGACACTGATTTGCTAGGTGACAGCCCTTACGCATAAGGAGATAGGTTATGGCACTGACCAAAGTAGGTAGTGGCGGTATAGAGAATGTTACTAATGCCGCTAACGCTACCTTTTTAACCATAGATGCAAGTGAACAAATTACTGTTGCGTCTGAGGGCGGTGCTGTAACCACTTCTGTCCAACAGGGTTTGGCGAAGGCGTGGTTAAATTATAATCAATCTACTCCTGTAATTGATGACAGTTTTAACATCACAAGTGTTGCAGATAATTCAGCAGGAAATTTTACTCCTACAATCACAAATGTATTTTCAAACGCACACTATACCCTCCCAAGTATTTCTACGGCTATGCATATACAACAGTCTGGGACACCTACAACGTCAACATATACTTTACAAGGAAAAAATCAGGAAGGTAATGCGACAGATGGCGAACATTCTGGTTCATTTCACGGAGACTTAGCGTAATGCCATACATAGGAAAATCCCCAGAGTTTGGTGTTCGCAATCGCTTCGTGTATCAGGCTACTGCTAGTCAAACGACATTCAGTGGCAGTGATGGCGATGCGAAAACACTAAAATACACGGATAGCCTGTATATGGACGTGTATCAGAATGGTGTGCTTCTCAAGCCGGGTACTGACTATGCAGCCACAACAGGCACAAGCGTTGTATTAGTCACAGCCGCCAGCCTGAACGACATTGTTGAGATGGTTGTATATGACACCTTTGCTATATCTAGCAGTTACACTAAGACAGAGAGTGACACACGCTATCCCTTCAAGGGCAATAACAGCATCATCCGCTTGAATGGGCAGACCATCAGCGCAGATATTACGATTGACAGCGATGAGAATGGCGTAAGTGCAGGGCCGATTACACAGAACGCCACAGTCACCGTTAATGGCTATTGGAGTATCGTATGACCAGTGTACTAAATGTAGATACTATTGCTGACAAGGCTGGCACTGGTCCTGTTGGGTTGACGAAGCAATACGCTGCAAAAGCATGGTCAGCGTTTGATGGTTCGGGAACTGTAGCTATTGATGGCTCAAACAATGTTTCAACATTAACTGACAATGGAACTGGTGATTATACAATAACCCTGACCAATAGCATGGCAGATGTAAATTACGCTCCTGTAAGTTCTTGTAATTTTAACGACAGTTCTCCTGATTTTGTTGGAGCAACCGTAAAAACAGTAAACACTACACGATTTAAGTCTGCTCACGACAGCGGTTCTATAACAGACATGAATGACATATACGCTACTTGGGATGGAGACCTCGCATAATGGCAAGTATTCTTAAAGTAGATACCCTGACAGGTGTAACCACCGCTGGTTCCATTAGCGTTACTGGCGAAGGCAACTCGACCACGACTAATTTGCAGCAGGGGCTGATAAAAGTGTGGCTGGATGAAGGTGGTGATGGTGCATCAATAGGTGACAGTCTAAATGTGGCTTCTTTTACGGATTCTGGAACGGGTCAAGGCTATGCTGTTTTTACCAATAATATGGGTAATACAAACTATTCACAATTTAACTTTGACCAGTGGCAAGATTTTGACACAGGAAGTAATGCGTATGCTGTTAATAAGGGTAGCAAAGAAACCACTCGTTGTCGTACTCTGCACTATGAAAATAAAACACTGACCGACCCCGCAGATAGAAACGTAATGGTGGCAGGAGACTTAGCATAATGGCAAGCGAACTTAGAGTTAACACCCTAAAGGATGCCGCTGGGAACAACAGCGTGGCTATGACGTATGTTGCCAATGGTAGTGCGAAGGCATGGATGCACTTGGATGGTAGTGCAACTTTTGATGGGTCTGACACTGAAATAAAAGAAAGTTTCAATATAACAACAACAACAGATGAAGGAACAGGTTATTACGCATATGCATTTATTAGTGCATTTTCAAATGCTAATTTTGCAGAAACTTATGGTACAGGACAGGATGAAATACGGTTAGAAATTGCTAATAGAACAGCATCTGCATCTGGCGTTAGAGTTCAAGGTAGCGATGGCACTCTTACTGATAATGGTTACGTTATGACAGCGGCACACGGAGACCTAGCATGAGTAAAGCAGCAGAACTAGCGGCACTTATCGGCGGTGGTCGCACTGGTGAGGTATTGCAAGTTCAATACACTCAATACACTAGCACAACCTCAGATGCTATGTCAGCAGGTAGTGACTACACGATTGACGAACTGGCAGTAAACATCACGCCAAGTTCAACAAGTAGCATCATTAGACTTGAGGCATTTGTTTACGGTGAATGGTCAACTGATGCTGTTATTTGGAACAGTAATTGGTATTTTCTGCGTGACAGTACAAAATTGCAAGCACCTGCCGATGGAACAGCAGGGCGTGGTATTGCTATGGGAACTTGGCGGTCTATTGCTGGTGATAACAACGATAGTACCCCAGAAGGTACAGCATACTCTTACTTTGACACGCCTTCTACAACTTCACAAATAACATACAAAGTCGGTATTTATGTGTCTCAATCGGCAACTTGGCACACAAATAAAACGGTAAATGCCAATAATAATAATACTGGGTATGAGCGTGGCATTTCATCAATTATTGCTACGGAGATTGCGGGGTAGAATGTATGCCTTTAAGCAAGCTGCAATTCAAACCGGGAATCAACAGAGAGGGTACAAATTACTCTAATGAAGGCGGTTGGTTTAACGGAGATAAGATACGTTTTCGTAACGGATATGCAGAACGCATAGGCGGCTGGACCCGTGTGTCTAACACGCAGATAACAGGCACACCCCGAAAAATATTCGATTTTGTTACCTTGGACTCACAAAATCTTTTGTTCATAGGAACTGAACTAAAAGTATTTCTAGAAAACGCTGGCACCTTCAACGATATCACACCCATCAGATCTAGTGTTAGCCTTGGTACAAATCCTGTTACCACCACAGGTGGCGCAGGAAGTGGTGTGGTTACCGTTACCACCACAGGCGCACATGGCGCAGTTACAAATGACTTTGTAACGCTTGCTGCGCTTACCGCTACAGATGGCATTACCGCAGCACAACTTAATGCAAATCATCAAATAACATCTGTCCCCAGCACAACCACCTTTACAATAGATACAGGTGGTTCGGCCAGTTCTGGCAGCACCGTAGGTGGGGGTTCTTCTGGAACGGCTGCTTTTGAAATAACCACTGGACTTAACACCACAGTGCTTGGTGCGGGTTGGGGTGCTGGCACATGGGGTAGATTTACTTGGGGTTCTGGCGCGGGTTCCTTATCCGGTCAAACACTTCGGCTTTGGTCTGTAGATAATTTTGGTGAAGATATCATTTTTAACATTGCGGATAGTACTCTTTACTACTGGGACGCCACCAACGGGGTAAGCACCAGAGCCGTTGAACTATCTACTTTAACAGGCGCTAGTGATGTTCCGACAAAAACACGAAAAGTGTTAGTTTCTGATGTGGATAGGCATTGCATAGCTTTTGGCACAAACCCTATTGATAGCGGTGTTCAGGACCCTCTTTTAATTAGGTTTTCAAGCCAAGAGTCCGTTGTAGACTGGACTCCGACAGCCACCAACACGGCAGGCGATCTACGTTTATCAAAAGGCAGCGAAATTATCACAGCGGTGCAGACCAGCCGTCAGATACTGGTGTATACCGACCAGTCCTTATATTCCATGCAGTTTATCGGCGCACCGTTTACCTTCGGCATATCACTTCTTGGTGACAACATACGTATAGCCGGACCAAATACAGCTATCGCCGTAAACGACATTGTGTTTTGGATGGGTCAGGAAAACTTTTATGCGTATGATGGACGCATTCAGGTCATACCTTGCACTGTTCGTGACTATGTATTTAACGATATGAATAACCAGCAGTCCTTTAAGTTTCATGCTGGTTCTATTGGTAGTCAGACAGAGATCTGGTGGTTCTATTGTTCTTCCGGGTCTTCTGAAGTAGACCGCTATGTTGTGTACAATTATGGTCAACAGATATGGTACTTTGGAAACTTGGTACGCACAGCTTGGAATGACCGGGCTTCTGGCCTACGTAGTTTCCCACAAGCTACCGGTGCAGACTTCTATTTGTACAACCACGAAGATGGCTTAGATGATTTTAGCACGGGCAGCGCTGTCGCTATCAATGCATTTATTGAGTCCTCCGATTTTGACATAGGAGATGGTCAGCAGTTCATGCTAGTCAATCGCATACTGCCGGATCTTAGTTTTAGTGGGTCCAGCGCAGGTAGCCCATCAGCATTGTTTACCGTAAGAAGTCGTGATTTTGGCGGAGACAATTTTACAGAGTCCCCGTCTGATTCAGCAATTAGAACAGCTACATCACCAGTTGAGCAGTATACAGATAAAATTGACTTGAGAGCGCGAGGCAGACAGATGTCTGTTCGTATAGAAAATACCGGCACTGGTGTAAACTGGCGGTTAGGCGCACCTAGAATTGATGCGAGAGCAGATGGCAGGCGATGACAAAAAAGGTTTTACGTCCGATTATACCCTCCGCACCGCAAGAGTACGATCCGGTATATGTCAATCAGTTAGCGCGGGCCTTGGAACAGTTGATCGACGAAGTGCGGTCCGCGGACATCAACTTTCAGGGCATACCCGGTAGCGGCGCTGCTAACACATTAGAAGTAGGTGATTTTTTTATAGGTGAGGCTAATTTTATACAGACCATAGTGCAAAATGAAGTGCATTCGGGAAGTGTAGCGGGGACCACGGCCCTCGGAACTGTAACAATAGCCGTTGCATAGTGTAGACGGAATTTGAAAAACAAGGTAGACTGCGGGAAACCTTATATCAGGGAATTAAAAAATGGCACAAGCAGCAGAGGTTCTTGAGTTTCCAGCAGGCGGTATCGCCGATTTCTATATGGAAGACCACGAGATCGAAGCTCTGGAGCGCGAAGAAGCGGCGCAGGAGTTTGGATCTACCGGTATTGCTACGTTTGAGCCGATTGCCACGCGCATGGCATCTTATGGTCGTTACGGTGACGACACAGTTGCTCACGTTGAAACCGGTGAGTTGGTTGTTCCGAAAGCCCTGATTGACGACAACCCGAAGCTACGGGACTCTATATTTAGTCACCTGCGTGATCTTGGTGTAGAGGACCCAGAGCGATATGTGGTTGGCTCAAGTGCAAACTCTATCAATCCTGATACGGGTATGCCTGAGTTCTTCGTAAAAAAGCTGTTCAAAGGGGTCAAAAAAGCTGCCTCTAAAGTAGCCAAAGGCGTCAGTAAAGCCCTCAAGGGTGTGACTAAGGTGCTTAAAAAAGCTGCTCCGGTAATTATACCGTTTGCTTTGAACGCAGCCTTCCCCGGCCTTGGTGCAATCTACTCAGGCGCTCTTGGAGCAGGTATCGGCACACTTGTACAGGGCGGTAACCTAAAGGACGCCTTTAAAAACGCTTTGATTGGTGGCGCTATTGGTGGCGCAACTGCTGCTATTGGTGGCGGATTGCAGGCCACGAAAGCAGGGACAGGGACTTTTGGACAGGGCGCTATGAAAGGCATTCAGGATGCAGCTAAGTTGTCTAACTTGCAAACAGCCGGTCGGCAGCTTGCTACGGGTCAGTTTGGTCAGTCCGGTTATGAAGCAGTAACTGGAGGCGCAACATCGACGGTCAATCCGATACAGGAGCAAGTCGCAAAAGATGT